AGGAAAAATGAGTGCAGCATATTGGGCAGACAAAGTAAAATGGTAAATTACATTGTAGTCAGAAAAGAGCAACTCGCAGAAGATCGTGACAAAGCTTCCAAAGACTATGATAAGCAGTGGTACACTCGGTTAATCCAAGAATTAGATTGGGCCGAGCAAGCCATGAATAAGAAGTATAGACGTAATTGCTATATGGAAGGAGATATGAAAGTATGAGTGAGTTTGATAGTAGATTCTCAGGAGATATGAGCCGTAATGAGGTTGAGTTAGATCTTAATAAGTTTATGGAGCTTCTCCAAGAAAAGTCTGCACTAAAGGATCGTATTCGAGAACTAGAAGATGTTGCGAATAACAATCCTTGGCAAAAGTTTATATTTATGGCTCAAGCCGTAGACGCATGGAGAATATTCCCACGAGTATTTTTAAGTGTATATATTTTCCTACTTTATTATAGTACAATGTGGTTCATGGCATTACCCGAACCTAGCTTAGAACAGTCTGGACTTATTTCAATAATTGTAGGTGCCGGTGCTGCTTGGTTTGGTTTATATGCTGGAACTAGTAAAGGAAAAACAGACCATTAAGAGGTAGAAAATGGCAATAGAAGTAAGTCGGAGAGATGTAACGTCCGAAAAAATTTTAGATTTACAATCTGAGGCAAGGTTTCTTAAATTACCAGTGGATCCTTATTTGGAACTACTCGGCGTAGAGCCTCTTGCATCGCAAAAGGCTATCATAAACGCGATAAATAATCCGAAATACCGTTTTGTATGTGCGGCAGTTTCAAGGAGACAGGGTAAAACCTATATCGCAAATATAATTGGGCAGCTAGTTTCTCTAGTGCCCAATTCTAACATACTCATAATGTCCCCCAACTATGCCTTGTCTCAGATTTCTTTTGACCTTCAAAGAAATCTGATCAAGCATTTCGATTTAGAGGTTTCAAAAGATAATGCAAAAGACAAAGTTATTGAACTCACCAATGGCTCCACAATACGTATGGGTTCTGTCAATCAAGTTGATAGTTGTGTTGGTAGGAGTTACGACCTTATCATCTTTGATGAGGCCGCTTTGGCTGATGGAAGAGACGCCTTCAATGTTGCCCTTCGCCCCACGCTTGATAAAGATAACTCAAAAGCCATCTTCATAAGTACACCTAGAGGAAAGAACAACTGGTTCTCCGAGTTTTTCTACAGAGGATTTTCAGATGAATTTACAGAATGGGCATCTATACGAGCTACTTATAAAGATAATCCTCGCATGTCTGAGAATGATATTTCGGAAGCTAGAAAATCTATGTCCGAGTCTGAATTTAGACAAGAGTATGAAGCTGACTTTAATACTTATGAAGGTCAAATCTGGAACTTTAATCATGAGGAGTGTATAGCTAATTTTAGCGAGTTAGATACTTCTAAGATGGATATGTTTGCAGGTCTTGACGTAGGATATCGAGATCCCACAGCCTTTTGTGTAATAGCGTATGACTGGGATGAAAAAACATATTATTTAGTAGATGAGTACTTAGATGCGGAAAAAACTACTGAGCAGCACGCAAAAGAAATACAACAAAAGATACAGAAGTGGGATATAGATTATATTTATATTGATTCAGCAGCTCAGCAAACACGATTTGACTTTGCTCAAAATTATGATATTTCTACTATAAATGCAAAGAAAAGTGTACTTGATGGAATAGCACATGTAGCCGGAATAGTAGATAATAATAAATTACTTATAGAACAAACCTGTGCAGAATCATTATCATCTTTAGATCAGTATCAATGGGATCCAAATCCAAACCTGGCTCGTGAAAAACCAAAACACAATAGAGCCTCACATATGTCAGATGCACTTAGATATGCATTATATTCGTTTGAAACATCTACAACAAGTTTTTAGGATACCTCCGAAAAATAATGTTTGACATAGTATCTCAAACTCGATATAATTCTGGTATTGAAATTTAGAAATCCAAGAACCTGATGGCTGAACTGAAACGAGATATAGTAAAATATATCCGAGATAGAGCGAAAAATAATTACGATAAAGATTCGGAATGCTATATCTGTGGTATCGATCTTAAACTTGATTTTCACCATTACTATACATTAGCACCTCTTATTCATAATTGGATGAAAAAGACCGGACACAATCCTAAATATATTCTTGCAATTAGGGATGATTTTATAGAAGAGCATTGGGCAGAGTTATACGAACATACTGTAACTTTGTGTCACGCACACCACAGACAATTACATAAAGTATATGGCCGCAACCCCGCATTGACAACAGCAAGAAAACAAATGCGTTGGGTACAGATTCAAAGAGATAAACATGGCATGGTATGATAGATTTCTTGGTAAAGATGATGAGGATAAATTAAATCCTGCTCAACCTTTGCTTGGTGGAGATATACAAACTACTAGAGAACCTACTGTCAGCTATGAGCGTCAGTATGAAGAATTAGAAATTGTTAATCGTGCTGTAAATATGGTTGTTGACGATGCTGCTGAGATTCCTGCAACAATTCAAGGCTCAGCAAAACACGCTGGAATTATAAAAGGAATAAAAAGGGCAAAAGTTGATACATTACTAAACTATGAGCCCAATCTTTTTCAAGATATTAATACTTTTAAAAGAAACTTAATTACAGACTATGTTTTAGATGGAAACATTTTTATATATTTTGATGGAGTACATTTATATCATCTTCCTTCTAGTAAAATGTCAATACATTCGAGCGAAAGCAGTTATATTGAAAAATTTACATTCGCACAAGATATTGACTATTCCCCAAACGAAATTATACATATTAAAGAAAACTCTTTCTTTTCAATTTATAGAGGAGTACCAAGATTAAGTCCTGCCCTTCGAACAATGCAACTAATGGCATCTATGAGAAAGTTTCAAGACAACTTTTTTAAGAATGGAGCGGTACCTGGACTTGTTTTAAAGAGTCCTAATACTTTATCTGAAAAGATTAAAGAAAGAATGATACAATCTTGGGGTGTACGATATAAGCCAGAAGCAGGTGGAAAACGTCCTTTAATTTTAGATGGTGGAATAGAAATAGATTCTATATCAAATGTAAATTTTAAAGATTTAGATTTTCAAAGTTCGATAGCAGAAAATGAAAAGATAATTTTAAAGGCGATCGGAGTCCCTCCAATTTTATTAGACTCTGGTAACAACGCCAACATTCGCCCAAATATGCGATTATACTATTTGGAGACGATACTACCTATTGTTCGAAAAATGAATTTTGCATTTGAAAGATTTTTTGGATTTAGTATTAAAGAAGATGTAACAGATATACCTGCATTACAACCAGAACTGAGAGATCAATCTGCATATTATACTTCCCTAGTAAATGGAGGTATAATATCAGCAAATGAAGCACGAATACAGCTTGGTTTTGAGCCGTTAAATGGACAAGATGATGTGAGAGTTCCAGCAAACATAGCAGGAAGTGCAGCAAACCCAGATGAAGGCGGAAGGCCTGTAGAAGAGGAAGAAGAATAATGGCGGGATCGTCAAAACAAAAAAAGAACTTAGCAAGTACAATGTCAATGTATTTTGCAGAAGCAGGATGGATTGTTACTCCAAAAGAATTCAGTGAAGATTCAAATAGACCAGAACTAATTAAGATGTCAACTATTCGAAAAATATTTGGCTCTTGGTCAATTATGGTAAAATTTACACAATCATTTTGTCCTGAGCTAATGCGGGGACTAACTGAAGAAAAGCCTAAACTAGCGAATCCGCTAGATGAGTTAAAGAAGGCACAGACCGCAGAAGCGGAAATAGAGGGGGCAAATGGAAAAAGTATTTAATCTCACCTCAACTTTTAAGTCTCATACCGAAGACGATGGTAGTGTTATGATTCGTGGTATGGCAAGTACAAATGACTTTGATCGCGCGGGCGATTCAATTTCAACTGATGCATGGACTAAAGGTGGGTTGAACAATTTTGAAAAGAACCCCATAATTCTTTTCAACCATGACTACAATAGACCGATTGGAAGAGCCACTGGCTTAAAAACAACCGAAAATGGTCTAGAGCTAACTGCTAAGATTAGCAAAGCAGCTAAAGATGTTGTAGATTTAGTTAAAGACGGTGTTCTTGGGGCCTTTTCTGTTGGTTTCCGAGTCAAGGACGCTGATTATATCGAGGAAACCGACGGATTAAAGATAAAGGACGCTGAATTATTTGAGGTATCAGTAGTATCTGTACCTTGCAATCAGTCAGCTACTTTTTCATTGGCGAAGTCTTTCGACTCCATGGAGGAGTATGAAAACTTCAAAAAAACTTTCACTAATAGTGACGGGGCGCAAGTCCAAAAGGAGATAACGATGTCTGAAGAGACACAACAACCCGTTGACTTGGAAGCTTTTGCTAAAAAAGTAGCTGAGGAAACTGCTGCTAAAATTGCAATGAAGCAAGCCGAGCAAAAAGCAGCCGATGAGGCTGTACAAAAAGACGTTGAGGAAAAAGCCGCTGCTGATGCAGAAGCCAAAGCTCAACAGGACCAAGAAGTACAAACAGCCATTAAGACCGGTATTGAGTCAGGTGCAGACCGACTTATGGAAGATCTTAATGCAAAAATGTCTGAGAAAGACGCTAAGATCGATGAGATCATGAAGCAGCATGAGTCAGTTCTAAAAGAAAAGCAAGAAGAACTTGACAAGATGCGTGAATCAAAGCGTATATTTGCTGATCGTAAATCTACTACACTTTCTGACGATGTTAAGAAAGAAATGGTTTATGCTCATATTCTTGGAAAAGTTACAAGAAAGGGTTTTGACACCAATTACGGTCAAGACGTACTTCAAAAAGCAGGCATAACTTATGATGCTACTAGCGCAGCTGGTATCGACGTAAGTGTTTCTCAAGCTTTTGAAGAGGCTGTCAGACTCGAGCAAAAAGTAGCTCCTCTTTTTAAAGAGATCCAGGTATTGTCTGGTGCAACTGTACTACCAATTGCTCCTGATACTGAAGTCGCAAACTTCAATGCAACCGGTTTAGAAACCGCTGCTAACCTATTGGAAGAGAAAGGTGCAAGCGATAACAACTATAATGTAAATCGCATATTGCTACAAGCCTTCAGACTAGTTTCTGGTACTTTTATCAGCAACGATACTGACGAGCAAGTAGTAGTTACACTTCTTCCGATGATTACTTCCGCTCTTGCACGAGCACACGCGAAGGCAATTGACCAAGCAATCTTGCTGGGTAATTCATCCTTCAAGGGTCTTGTAGGCGGAACTGGTACTGATGGTGCTAACTCACCTTACGCATTTGACTCAACTCTCGTAGCTGATCTCGATGCCTCTGGTAGTTCAGACGCTGTTACTGGTGCTAACTTGCTTTCAATTCGATCTGAAATGGGCAAGTTTGGTGTTAGTCCTAGTGATGTTGCTTATATTGTTCCTGTGGATCAGTATTACAACCTTATTGGTGATGCAGCCTTCTCTGACGTGTCAGAAGTTGGTAGCGATACAGCAATGAAGCTGATCGGTGCGGTTGGTTCTATCTACGGTTCACCTGTAGTAGCTTCCGACGCTCTGGCTAGCCAAACTGGTGCTGGCGGTGCTGTAACAACTTCAGCTGCTGTTGCAGTTGCGGTTAATAACTATGTTATACCTCGGTTGAAGGGCGTAAGCATTGAAACCGATTACGAAGTTGCTGGTCAGCGTACCGCAATAGTAGCTGCTCAATCCTTAGGATTTAATGAGCTTGAAGCTGCTGCTGCAGCGCATCCTGGTGACAACGGTGCTGTTAGAATAGAGTACGCCTAAATCGTACGCTTAATTAGAATTACACTAGTGATTCTAGTAACTAGGGGGAGGAAATCCCTCCCCCAAGTTTTTAATAATTGACTTATGGCTAATTTAATTACATTACAAGATTATAAAACTGCGGAAGGTATCACTCAACCGAAGGATGATGCCCGACTTAATGTATTAATTCCTTCCGTGAGCCAATTAGTAAAAACTTATTGTGGAAATAGCTTTGTAGATTTTCATTCTTCAAATAAAACAGAGACTTTTGATATTAATTGGGGTACTCACGTTGTTCAATTAACAGAAAGTCCAGCAAATACAATAGTAAGTGTACAAGAAAGAACTTCATATAATGGTTCTTACACAACTCTTACAACAACAGATCATGAATTTTATTTAAATACAACAACAGATAGTGTATTTAGAACTTTAAGTTCTGGAGGATTCAAAGACTGGCCTCAAGGAGTAGGCGCAGTCAAAATAGTTTATACAGCCGGCTATAGTGCTGTGCCTTCTGATCTTAAGCTCGCAGTACTTGATCTTATAACTTATTATCTAAAAGACGAGCATAAGCAAAGGCAATCTATAGCAGGTGCTAGTTTACAAAATCAAGGTAGTACAAGTCAAACAAATAATGTGTCTTTTCCAGACCATATTAAGAGAGTTTTAGACTTATATAAGAATTTTTAGTGGCAAAAGCAGACTTAAATAAATTGGCTAAACGTATTCAAAAAGAAATTGAACAAACTTCTACTGCGTACAGGCGTTTAGTTTCTGATAGAAAAGCGCATACTATTACTGTTAGTCAGCAGAAAATATTGACACAAGTAAAAAGAGAGATGGAAAGTAGGGCAGGGTATGAAAAAAATAACTTGCCTAAAACTATTACTGATATAATTGATACTGAAGTACCAAAAATGGTAATGGGTATGTATAAAGATATTAAAAGTTATAATACTGACCAAAAATTTTCTTTTGTGTCAGAGTTAATCGGAAACAGTACTAGATTTACTTTTAATCTTGCAGCTAAAAAAGGAAGGTCTGCAAATATTTTTAATGCGTTTAGAAAAGTAAAACAAGACAATCAAAGAATTTTACTTAGAAAACTACGTGCTGCAATAAAAAAATTAAATGCGGGAAGAAAAGAAGGAAATCAAATTCGTACCATTGGCAAAAATTTTCTAGATATTGGACACCAGGAAGGATCTGCTGTATCTACTCAACGAACACAAAAAGCTCAACAAGTTTTATTTGAATGGGGTACAAATATAGCAGGTGGCGAAAGATTTTTAAAGGAAATTTCTGATAAAGTAAATTTAAAACTTACTAAAAAAGACGGTGAACCAGTAGATACAGTTGAAGCAGAATTAGAAAGTAAGTTTTTAAATAGAAAAAGAGGTGGAGGAGCAGAAAAAGCTCTTTCCCTACAATTAGCAAAAGATTTAGATACAATTCTTAAAGGTGAAGGCGCAGATATGTGGGTAAATCAAGGGGGTTCTGATTCAAAGTTTGAAAAAATAGAAAAAACTTTTTTAAACCCTTTTGCAGCAAAAGCAAGACGAAGTGCAGGACTTACAGTAAATTTTTCTGAAAAAAAGGTTAAAAAATCTAATACTACTGCGTCAGGAAAGGCAAGAAAAGTAAAAGTTACTAAAGGCGCTAGAACACTAGATAAGGTAGTGGGAGCAACACCAGCCTTTGCCATGGAAAATAGGCAAAATATGTTTGCTCTTATGGCACTGATAAATAAAAAATTACCTGATGTTGTTAAGAAAAATATGAGGTCTCCTGGATTAGAAAGCCGAACTGGGGCGTTAGCAAGAAGTGTAGAGATAAAAGACGTAAGGCCGACTAGAAAAGGTTTTCCTAGTTTTGGTTATACGTATGGAAAAGAACCTTATCAAGTATTTGAAACAGGAAAAGGATTAGAACCTTGGGCAACCCCAGAAAGAGACCCAAGAAATTTAATTGATCGATCAATACGAGAAATAGCAGCAGATATGGCTCTGGGGAGATTCTTCACTAGGAGACTATAGTGGCATCAACAGAAAGACAATATACTTCTCGTAGAGCAGGAATAACAGCAGCTCTAGCGGATAAAATTGCAAAAATCGATGGAAGAGGTTTATATAAACAAGCTGTAGCAGAAACTAGCTCTAGATTAAAATTCTGGGATGAAGTAGAAGAGTTTCCCGCAGTTCATTTAAATGCAGGAGCAGAAAGCAGGGAATATCAAACCGGCGGTTATAAAACTAGATTTCTAAATGTAACGGTAAGATGTTATGTTAATGAAGAAGATGCAGTTAGTGCACTAGACGAATTATTAGAAGATGTAGAAACCGTTTTAGAAGAAAATAGTCGTTTAAAATACAACGATAGAAACGGACTAGAACAGTTTACTCAACAAATCACTATAGTTAGTATAGATACTGATGAAGGTGTGTTAGATCCTCTAGGGGTTGGAGAAATCCTTATAGAGGTTCGTTACTAAGAAAATACTGACACGAACAAATGTTCACGACTCAGTCTTTTCAAGTTCATAGGAGATAATCTATGGCTCAACAATTATATTTTAGCCGTGATACGCGAATGTTTATACAGTTTCGTAATCCGGCTGATAATACAGAGACCGCAAATAAATTAGGGGCGGGTGCTCTTTGGGAGGTACCAATCTTAGATGGATATAGTTTCTCACAGACTACGAACACCTCTGAAATAACTCTGGCAGAAATGGAAAGTACGGCAGGTATTAGTAGACGAGGTCGTCGTATGTTTACAGACTCTCTTGCTCCGGCAGAGTGGTCTTTCTCAACATATATTCGTCCTTTTAAGTCTCTTGGAGCAAATAGTACAGCTACAGGTGTAAAAGCAGCAGAAGTAACTACAGGCACTGATGTTCATGCGGTAGAAGAAGTTCTATGGGCTTCAATGTTTGGTGCAGATACATATACAGCATCAACTAGTACTTTTACTCGAGCTACAAACCCTGCAGTAAGTGGTGGACCGGTTCTAACACCTGGAGCTACTAGTTCGGTGCTTTCAATTGCAGAATCAAACAGATCGGCATTAACCAGTTTTACGGTTTATTTTATGATTGATACCGCAACAAGCAATCCTTTAATATATCGACTACCAGAAGCAGTTGTTAATGAGGTGGCTATTGACTTTGATGTTGATGGTATTGCAACCTTAAACTGGAGTGGTTTTGCGAAAGAAGTACAAGATGTATCTGGAAATGCTATTGAAGGAACAACTGCTCCTTCAAACAGTGCAACTACAAAAGACGGTTCAACTATCACATTTGGTGATATCTTTATCGATACTGATAATGCATTAGGACGAGCTTTCCATCTAGTAACTTCTGAAGCAAGTACAGTAGATATAGTACAAGCAATTGATGAAGCCAGTACAAGTACAAAGAACTTTATTCGAAACCGACTAACTTCAGTAAGTATTGAAGCAGCTACCTCAACAGATAAAGTTACAACGATCTTCCCAGGTGCTATTGCTACTATCAGTGCAATTGATGTAACTAATGAAGTACTTACTACAGGTACAGCGCATAATCTTACTACAGGTGATCAAGTATTTATAACAGGTTGTACTGGAAATACTGACTTAAATAATACTCATCACTTTGTTCGAGTAGGAGACGAGACTGGAACCTACGCAGGTACTACTAATCCTACTACTGAGTTTGCACTGTTTGGTACAAAAACCCAAGCAGAGAACTTAGGTAGTGCAACAGGATTAGTAGCAATTGGTTCAGGTTCTTATAATGCGAACACAGGCACAGTTGCAAACGGTAAGTATGATCTCGTACTAACCGGAGGTAACTTTACTATTGGTAATAATATTACTTACTTGGTACCAGAAGAATTAGGTGCAATTAACAAGCCGCTGGAACACGTAACGGGTACACGAGCCGCTACAGGTACAGCAACCTGTTATTTAACCCTAGAAGATTCTGACTTAACAAGTGGTACTTCTAGACAGTTCTTTAATGATCTGGTCGGTACAGGTGCTATGGGTAAAGTTGTAAACAAGTTTAAGGTGACTATGAATATTGGTGGTGCAACCGCTACAACTAATACTACTGATCCTGCTTTGAAGGTTGAATTTCCAACTGCTCATATTACAGTACCAACTCACCAAATCGAAGATGTAATTTCACTAGAAACAAGCTTTGAGGCTTTACCGACAGACTTCGGAACAGCCGATGAAATAACAGCAGTTACCTACTTCCCAGTAGATACCTACTAATAACAAAAGGGGCTTCGGCCCCTTTTTCCCCTTAACCCCACAAAAAAAGTTCTTGACATTTTTTGTGGTTTACAGTATAATTTAGTTTTTAAATGAGGAATTTTCCAAATGGCTGAACCAAAAGCACCAGTAAAAGAACCAGTATCTTTAGCGAGTCTTATGACTCCAAGCAAGACCGTAAAAATAGACTATCCCGGCTGTGAAGGCATGTATGTAAGTTTGTGTCACTTAGCAAGGGAAGAATTAGTTAGACTACGAAAACGTTGTTTAAGTACAAAGTGGAATAAAAAGACACGACAGCCAGAAGAAAATCTTGATGATGAAAAATTTATTGTTGAATACTGTAATGCAGTAATAAAAGGCTGGGAAGGACTAAAATATACATACTTAGAAGAGCTTCTTTTGGTGGATATTTCGTCTTATGACCCTGAGGATTGCTTACCGTATACTGCAGAAAATGCAGAATTGCTTATGAAAAATGCAACTGATTTTGATACATGGGTAACAGAAACGGTAGGTGACCTAGAAAATTTTACCAGGAACAAGTAACTGAAGTATCTAAGTTACTTGAACGTTACGTAAATGATAAAAATGCATCGATTGATGTAGAAAAATATTTACTTATTTGCGAACAATTAGGCGAAGAGCCAGATCCCAGAAGAATGCCGCTCGACCGATCTGAATTTCCAGAAGAGGTCCAAGTGGCATTTTTTATATCTGATCAAATTTCAGAGAATTGGGACGGAATGAGTGGTAGTTATTTAGGAAAAAATTGGTTAGAAGCAGGTCAACTTTTTAAACTATATGACATACTTAATCCAAAAGAAATTTTATACTTTATGCAATTATATGATGCTTATTTAATGAAAAAACGATTTGAGGATGCAGAACGCAAAAGAGAGGCACGAGAGAAAAAACATTCTGCAGGGGGTAAAACTTATACCCATAATGTTAAAGGCTAATGGCTAAAAATACAGTTACAATTAAAGTAAGAATTGATGATAAAGGCAACTTAAAACAAGTTGGTAAAAAGTCAAAACAAGCTGCAGAAGGCATGGATCAAGCCAGTAAGTCTGCAGGTACTTTAGATCGTAATTTAAAAGGAGCAGGGAAGGCTTCATCTGGCGCCAGTAAAAACTTTTCAAAAATGTCACAAGGTATGGGCGGGTTTGTAGGTGCTTATGCAACTCTTGCAGCTAACGTATTTGCTGTTTCTGCAGCCTTTAATTTCTTAAAACGAGCAGCCGATGTAGAACAACTTAGAAAAAGTCAAGTTGAGTTTGCACGTTCTTCTGGTACAGCACTGCAGTCAGTTACTGATAGACTAAGAGAAGCTAGTGGCGGTATGCTAGGATTTCAAGAAGCTGCACAAGCTGCTGCAATTGGCTCAGCAAAAGGATTTAGTCCACAACAATTAGAAGAATTAGCTATTAGTGCAGGTAAAGTATCTAAAGCTCTTGGAAGAGACTTTACAGACTCTTTTGACCGTTTAGTTCGTGGTATCTCAAAAGCAGAGCCTGAACTTTTAGATGAACTTGGTATTACTTTAAGACTTGAGGAAGCAACAAATAGATATGCAGATGCTTTAAATAAAAATGCAAAAGAACTTACAACTTTTGAAAGAAGTCAAGCTGTTTTAGTCGAAACTCAACGACAGGTAAATGCACAATTTGCAGATTTTGAAGGATCAGATAATGCTTTTGTAAAACTTCAGAAAACTTTTGAAGATGTAGTAAATATGGTTATGAAAAAAGTTTTACCTGTTTTTGAAGGTTTTGCAAATATAATTTCAAATAATATAGGTTTGGCTATTGGTATATTTGCTTTAATTGGTGCAAAAATTATTGGTACTATTCCCGCAGTAGCAGGTTTAGGTACTAAACTAAATGAATTTGTTGAAAATTCTGAATCAGGCATGAAAAAAGCCCAAGAAGATATGGATACATATGCAGAGTCCGTAGGAATTGCAAAAGCAGAGTTAAAAAAGGCGTCAGATTTAGCCGAAACTGCTTTCTCTGCAGCAAAAGGAGGAGCACAAGATGTAGCAAAAGACATGAAAGCTAGGAAAGGTTCGGGATTAGAAAAACTTCAAAAAGGTGAAGATCCAAGCAAGAGACAACTAGCAGGAATGTTAAAAGCAGCAAAAGACAATACAGGAGAGTATAAAAATTTAGATAAAGAAAGAAGACTGTATTTTATAAAACAGTTAGAAATTATGCAAAAAGAACACGGTAAAACTCATAAAACTATGAGAACTCGTGTAAAAAAATTAGGTTTAGGTTTTAAAAGTCTTGGGCTAACTCTTAAAAAGTCTGTAGTCGGTACTCTTCATATGGTTAAACGTGTAGGAGTAGGAAGTTTTGCAGCTGTAGGAAAAGCTGCTATATTTGCTGGTAAACAAATTAATAAAGCAATGAAATTTACTATCATTGCGAGTATATTTGTAGGAATTTTACAATCTTTAGAACAAATACGAAAGTTCCCTTATAGTTTTATGCAAAATATGATAGAGGCAGTTGTAGAAATAGGAAAAACATTTCAAATGCTTGTAAATGCTGTATTCTTTGGGTTTAATAAAATGGGAAATGCATTTAGAGGTATATTTGGACTTGATAAAAAAGATCAATTTCAATTAAACTTAATCGATGAAGATACAGCATCAAATTTAATGAAAGGACTAGAAAGTAATGCACTTACAAAAGGTGTAATGAAGAGTGCAAAAGAAATGGAAGCTGCAAGTGTCAAGGCAGACAAGTATACCGAAGCTATTAAAAAAATAGGTGAAATGTCTCAAACCGTTGCAGAAGATTTAAAAGCTATAATTGAGGGTCTTAACGATCTGCCTAAAGGTGCAGCAAAAAGTCTACAGAAAATGACTGCAATTGGTAGTGCCGGAGTATCTGGATTAATTCAACGAGCACTTGATTCTGCTACAAGTCGAATTAAGGTTGGCGGTATGTTCGGTAGGGAAGAAGATGTAATTGATCAAGAGCAAGCACAAGCCGGTTTAGATGAAATAATCAACAAACTTGGAGCACGAATAAAAAGAATTTCTCCAGAACTTAGAAACGCTTTAAATGCACCAATAGAAGAAGCTCTTCAAAAGGTTCAAAGAATGGAAACTCAAGCTCTTGAATTTACAAGTGCAACTAAACAAATGGGTGCACAAGTAGAACAAATACAAAGCAATCTTGGAGGTAAAAATTTCGAAGCAACTTTGGAGATGACAGACCCTTTAGTAGCAGTGAGAGATCGACTTATAGATATCGGAAAGGCAACTAATGAGGTAACAAAAGCACAAGAACTTATGGATGAAGCTTTTGGTTTCGCAGGGGGATTGAACGCTTATAGAGAACAAATTACAAATCTTATACAAGAAGAAGAAAGACTAAAAGGAACAAGAACTGCTTTAGCTGTTTTATCAGCAAATACAGCTCTTTTATCGGGCGGATTTGTACAACAAGAACAAGAACGAATAGGTGTACAAAAATCCCGACTTGCCGTAGAAGAAAATTTACTTAAGATTGAAAAAGCTCAGTTCTTACTTAGGGAAGCAGAGGCAGCAGTAGGAGAAAACAAGAGTGTTGAAAAAATAACTGAGCTTGAAAAAGAAATAACAACACTTCAACGACTGGGAGTAGAACTTCAAAATAATGCAGATATAGCAGAATCAAATGCAAATGATATAAACAAGATTGGCAAAACTATTGGACAATCTTTACAAGATAATTTATCTGGAGCTTTTAATGCTCTTGTACAAGGAACAAAATCATTTAAAGATGCTTTTAAAGATATGGCAAAAGCAATTCTTGCTGATATTGCACAAATGATAACAAGGATGTTAGTTATGAGAATGCTTACTTCTGCTTTTGGTGGAAGTGGTTTTGGAGATTTTTTAGGTATTCCAGCAGCTAAAAAAGGTGGAATACTAGAGCCACCTCAGTATCGTTATGGTGGTATTGCAAGAATGGAGGACTACTCTAGAGGAGGAGTTGCAAGAGGAAAACAATCAGGATATCCTGCAGTTTTACATGGAACAGAAGCAGTTGTACCTTTACCTGATAATCGTTCTATTCCTGTAGAAATGAAAGGCGGAATGGGACAACAAAATAACGTAACTGTAAATGTAAGTATTGATGGCAATGGACAATCGCAACAACAAAATAGTCAATCAGATGGAGCAATGGGTGAAAACTTAGGAAGACTCATTGCTTCGGCAGTACAAGATGAATTACACTTTCAAAAACGATCGGGCGGAATACTTAATCCGTATGGAGTAGCATAATGGCAGTAGGTGATATAGGGTTTATAGTCCCAAATATCAGTAATAGTATTCCTGTAGTACCTGATAAAACATTAAACAGACAAACTCAACCAAAAGTTAGAGTAGCAAGGTTTGGTGATGGCTATCAACAAAGAATTGCTGATGGGTTAAATACTCTGAGAGATACTTTTACCGTAAATTTTGTTAATAGATTAAAAGCGGAAGCAGACGATATAGAAGCTTTCTTTAGAACTAAAAAAGCAGTCACAGCTTTTAGTTTTACTTATCCAGATTCTAATTCGGGAACAAATGATAGCGAAGGTAGTCCTGTTACTACAATTAAAGTGGTGTGTACTCAATGGAGTCAATCATGGTCAAATAGCGGCAGCTATAGTATTACAGCAACATTTGAAAGAGTGTATGAACCATGAGTGTAGCAATAGCAACAGATACACAAGCTAGTGAAATTACTAGTGGTTTAATTCATTTATATGAAATAGAATTAGGTACAGGCACAAATAACAAACTATATTTTCATTCAGAAAAAGATTTAGATGGTACTGACTCTAATAAAGATATAATTTTTGATGGAAATACTTATATTTCCTTACCCATAATGATAGATAGTATTGAAAAGAAATCTGATGGGGCAATGAATCGCCCCAAAGTAACAATTGCTAATGTAGAAAGTTTATTAAAAACAGGTTCAGCATTTAAAACAGAAATGGAAGATGGAACTTGGGACTCCTTAATTCAAGGAGAAAATATAACAGCAGCAGGCTTTAAGTTTGAAAATTTAATTGGACAAAGATTTATAAGAAGAAAAACTTTAGAAAAATATACTGGTAGTGCTACTCCTGTAGAGTTTCCTAAAGAAACATTTATTGTGGATAGAATTACAGATAAAACTTTTTTATCCGTAACACTTGAACTTGCATCACCAATGGAACTATCAAATGTTAAAATTCCTGCAAGAGTTGTTGTAGGTAAATATTGTCCTTGGATATACAAAGAATTTAATAATGATCAAACAAAAAGTGCATGTTATTGGAAAACTAATGAACAAATATTAGATACAGAAGGTGATTCTTATACTTTTTATTTTACTCTTAATGATGAGCCTTTAGTATTTTATGATCATTTTTATAATGCAAATGGAACAAGAAAAACAGCATACACTTCTGTAATTTCAAGAGTTGCTATTGTGAATGCGGGAAGTGGTTATACTTCTCCGCCAACAGTAACAATTAGTGCTCCTAGTAGTGGAACTACAGCTACAGCGACAGCCACTATTTCAGCAGGAAAAGTTACAGGAGTATCGATTACAAATGCAGGCACAGGATATGATGCAGCAGCCACAGTTACTTTTAGTGGCGCACCAAGTGGAGGGACAACAGCTATCGGAGTAGTGCATAATTCGATTGGAATATGGAAAGGAGACTATTCATCCAGTACTTCTTATGTTGCAGGGCACTATGTATATTCAAATACTCTTTCAAATAGTAATACAGTAGGTTCTGATACATGGCGAGCAGAAGGTTCCGTATCAGGAGTTACTCCCACTGAGGGAAGTATTTATTGGCAGGCTGTAAGAACTTATACAACTTGGAATAACTCTACTACTTATACAGTTAAACCTCATGATATTAGACAAAATTCTTATGTTAGGTATACGGATAATAATATTTATAGAGCAATAAAAGAAAATACAAACATAACTCCGGGAACAGATGAGTCTGTTTGGATAAGAGCCGATGTTTGTGGAAAACTATTAAAATCTTGTAAGATACGATATCAAGCGCTCCCATCAAGATTAGTTAGTAGTGATGTTAAAACTAACTCAATACCAGCAGCACAGTTTAATAGTGTAGTTTCTTTACCTTTCGGAGGCTTTCCTGGAAGTAAAAAGTTTAGATAGTGAATTTAGAAAAAATAGAAGAACATTTTAAAGATGAATATCCTAGAGAAGGCTGTGGAGTTTTAGCTGTTGTAAAAGGTAAAAAACAATTTTTTCCTTGCACAAATGTAGCGGAAGATAACGAAGATTTTGTAATTGATTCAAAAGAGTATATAAAACTTCTTCGAACAACAGATATTATAGGAATAGTACATAGTCATCCAGATTCTACATCAGAGCCAACAGAAAATGATAAAAAATATTGTAATACACTAGGAATTCCTTATTATATTTTTAGTTATCCGGACATGGATCTTACAGTAGTAGAACCAGAAAAGAATCTTACTGATCTATATGGACGAGAGTATGAGTTTGGAGTTGCAGATTGTTTTGAAGCAATGCGAGACTATTTAAAGTCTCAAAATATAAATATTCCTCCAAGAGCTTTATTTGAAGATGATTGGTGGAAAAAAGAGAAACTTGATTATTTTTCTCCTGAAGTAATAAAAGATTGGGGAGGACAACCAATTGATATTAATACTAATTTACAAATAAATGATGTATTAATATTTAAAGTTGAAACAGAAATAAACAATCATTGTGGAGTTTATTTAGGAAACGATATATTTTATCATCATGCGGTAAATAGACTCTCATGTAGAGAGAATATTTATCCTTTTTGGCACAAGTATCTAATAGGAGCATATAGATATGTTGCGTAATGTATATTTAGAAGGTGAAATGGGAGAAAAGTTTGGAACTGGTTTTCAAATTTATGCCGAATCGGTAAGTGATGTAATACGTTGTCTTGATGTAAATATTGATGGAGATATTCGTAACTATTTAATTGACTGTCATAGCAAAGATATTGGATTTGTAGTTGATGTTGCAGATAATACTTTTGAAGATGAAAAAGAACTTCTTATGCCTATGCATGAAGGAGATATTACAATTACCCCAATGGCAGCAGGGTCTAAATCAGCTTTTGGAAAAATACTTGCAGCTATAGCATTAGTAGTAGTTATACTGAATCCTGCATTACTTCCTGGAATAACCATGACTCCAGGCCCAATAGTTGTGCCAAAAGGAGCGTTTCTAGGTATGAGCGTGGGTACAACAAAACTAGTCTTAGGAGCAATCGCTATAAATTTAGCAATGGCAGGAATGACGCAAATGATGGCTCCTGACCCCGCAGTTGATACTAGTCAGCCTACTAATTATTTATTTAATGGTCCTCAACAAAATACCGTACAAGGAGATCCAGTTCCGCTTTTATATGGTAGACTTCGTGTTCCTGGACAACCAGTAAATTTTGAAATATCAGGGGTAAATAATAAACAAATAACTACTAGTTTTAATGAAAATGGGTCAACCGGCACAATGCATAATATAGCAGGCCCGGATATGGAGATAACTTAATGTTACATGGTTTAGATTTTCGCGTACATGATATGACTGCGGATGCAACTACATATGGAATAAATGGTTCCAGAGAACAAAATATTCTTGTAACAGACATTATTTCAGAAGGACCAATAGCCGGTCTTGTAGAAGGCGGTAAAAGTATTTTTTTAAATAATGATTCTTTACTAAATGTAGATATTGCTCCTTACATTGCTCCTCAGGGACAAACTATTACGTTAAATTCAGGAAGTGCTACGGGAACTGTTAATTTAAATAACACTACATTTGCAGAAGTACTCACAGCAGACTACGGTAAGAAATACTTAAATATTTGGGGGGCGTATGCAGCATTAAAAGCAACTATGAGTGCAAAACCTGAGCCCGCCTATAGAAGCGATGGCAGTACTCCAGTTATAAATGGATGGAAATTTAGTTTATCTCGTACTTCCGGACCTAGTATGTTAACTGCATGGAATCACCCTGATGCGGATAAAGCTTTTGGCACAACTACAACTTGGAAGATCACGGATGGAAGTACAAGAGCAACTTTATCAACAGGTTCATCTCCTAGTGTAAAAATTCAAGGCGTTTTTACCGGTGTTACTGCAAATGGAACAGACTTTGAGTTTAGGTCTAAAGATGGACGACTAGAGTCACAGTTAATAAAAGCCGCAGACTATAATGGCAGTACTGAACATACTATTTATATTCATAGATTTTTTGAAATTGCTAGTATTTCAGGAACAACAATAACTCTTGCAAATAATTCTCCTATAAGTGTAACTAAACGTTTTGGAATAACAAGTCCTCAACCTCAAACTAGTACACATACGGGTGCTACTGCATCTGTTGCGGCAAAAAAATATGCAGGAACTGACTTTTCTTTTACCCCCGGAGATGTAGATCAAGAACCTTTAGTTTCTTTAGATGGTATTGGTAGCTCTTCGGTTGTTTTAAGTCAAATAAGTACAGCATCATTAGAAAAAGATGCTGCTTCAATAATTACATCCACAGGTGTTCAAGCGAGTTTAATTGATGAGGTAAAAATTTTAATAGCTTACCCTCAAGGATTGTATGCTTTAGATGAGGGGGATGGAGATAAGTTTAGCGCCGGAGCAGGTTATAAAGTTGAGATACAACTAGATAGAGATGGCTTTGGTGATTTTATGATTATTGAAGGTAACCAGTCAGTAGGAGGTACTTCTGTATTTGGCCATGGAGGAGACTATAGAACTGCCGTAACTTTTGAATTTAGAATAGGACTAGAAGAGTTTCAACCTTTTAATGCGTTTAAAATTAGAATTACTCGACTAACACAACATGATTTTAACGCAGCAGGAGGAGTTCCTAGATATGGTAGCCTTACTTTAACAGGAAACGACGAACATAAAATTATTGGAACAGCACAGCTTCAAGCTGTTACAGGGTTAATCAAAGAAAAACTTAATTTTCCGTATACTGCATATGCAAATGTAAAATTAAATTCAAAAACTTTTAATAATATGCCTACTCGTACATATGAATGTTATGGCTTGAAAGTTAAAGTTCCTTCGAATTATCAAACTCGTGAAGAAAATGATGGAGTAACTGCAACCCAGAAAAGAAATACTTCTACAGGAGTAATAGAAAGTAGTTCTCAATTTTGGGATGGACAATTTAGAGACGATTTAGTATATACAGACAATCCTGCATGGATTTTTTATGATATTCTTACAAATAATAGATATGGATTAGGACAATATTTACAAGAACAAGATATAGATAAGTATTCTTTATATAAAATTGCAAGATATTGTGATGAGTTAGTTCCAGACGGTCTTGGGGGAGAAGAACCTCGTTTTAGAGCAAATCTTTATTTAACAAAAGCAACGGATGCTTATAAAGTCATGAAAGATGTTGCTACAATTTTTAGGGGTATGCTATACTGGGCAGATTCTAAGTTTTTTGCAGTTATTGATGAAAGAAAAGAGCCTATTTTTAACTTTTCTCGTTCAAATGTTATTGATGGAGTATTTTCATATGAAAGTACAGGCGATAAAACTCGAGTAAATCAAATAATTGTTGAATGGAATAATCCAGACGGGGATTATAAGCTAGAACCTATAATTGTAGAAGATGCTGAAAATCAAATAAAAACAAAACAAGTTAGATCTGAAAGAGCAATCGCATTTGGTTGTACTTCTTATGGACAAGCTCTTAGATATGGACGTTGGAAGTTATGGACATCTATTAATCAAACAGAAATTGTAACTTTTAGTACCGCCATGGATGCTTCTTTTCTTACTCCAGGAGATATTATTAATATACAAGATGATGTCGACTATGAAGTACCTTTTAGCGGAAGAGTTTATGCTTATAATGCTTCCGGTCCTACTATAACTTTAGACAGAGACATTTCTTCACATTTTGCAGGTGGTTACACGTATGATATAGCTGTTATTCTTCCCAAAAGAACAATTTTATTAAATCAAGATAGTGCTACTATTACTACTTCGGGTGGAAATGTTAATAAAGTAAGAGGAAACGAGATAACTGAAGCAACAGTTGCAGGCGCAGCAAAAACTCTTATTCATAGCACAACCGGTACTGTAAATGGTGCTGTAAATAATTCTGTAAATGTTACTTTAGATTCATCAAATTCTTTAATTACTATTGGAGATACAGTAACAGGTCTAGGAATTACTAGAACCATAACAGTAGCAAATATAAGTGGAACAAGTTTAACTTTAAGTATTGCACAGACTATTGCCGATGATGCAACACTTACATTTGAAAATTCTGATACTACTCGATTAAATATTTCCAGTGCTGTTGATTCTTCCGGTGCTTTTTTAAATTTACAATATGAAGAAAGTACTATTGTAGAGGAGCGAAGACTTACTACTGGTAGCACTACTACTTCCGCAGGTAGAAATACAATTCCTTTAAGTTCTGCTTTTTCGGTTGCTGCTACAGCGGGAGCTATTTGGGCAATAAAACAAATTTCTACAAGTACAGCAGCCACTACAGCCTCCTCTTATAAAGAATATAAAATACTTAGTATAGCAGAGCTAAATAAATCAGAGTTTGCAATGGTAGCCGTAGAGTATTATGAAGGTAAATTTAGTGCTGTAGATGATGTAGAGTTTGTTTTAGATGCAGAAGACCCGTTATATCCTCCTGAACCTATTCAAGAAGTACCAATGCCTAAAAATTTACATATACTAAGAGAGCCCGACTTCAGGTTCTCAGGTGAAGAATTAAGTTTAGTTTGGGATGCACCGGATCCTGCAGGAAGTTCAGGAGTTTCAACAACTTATGAACATTTAGCTGAGTATGAAATTTCTCACACTTTTGGTAAAAATACAGCAGAGAGTCCTATTACCGTTAGTTCAGAACAGCGTAGTTATTCTTTTGCTCAAGTACCCAACGGACTACATAATATAGGTGTTAGAGCTATAAGTGGAAAAGGGCGTAGATCTGCTCGTGCATATGTTGAGATACAAGTTGATGATATTTTTAATGCTAAATATAACCGAGTATGGGGCGGAATTATAAAAGGAGGATACGTGAGTTCAGATGTTAGTATTTCTAACGCTGGCTCAGATAAAGGAACTTTTAAATTTAATATAAATGATTATGTAGCTGCTCCTTTCAGAGATGTAAAAATAGCAAAACGAAATACAACTGCAGATGCAGATACAACTAGTATTGTTCTCACAGCACTTGCTAGTGGAAGTTATCCTCAACAAGTTACAGGTACAACTATTGATTGGGGCTACGTCTTTATGGACTTTAGTTTACTAGATGCTTCTAGTCCTAATGCTAATCCTTTAAAACTTATTGCTTATAAATCAGATACAACTACTTACCAAGAAAATATTACTTACTGGTATGATGTAATAAAGTTTTTAGCAGATGCTGATAGTATTTGGACAAGCGTAGGTAACGTTAATGTTACAAAAGGCTCTGTAAAAGTTACTGCTAGTTCAAGTATCTTTTCGGGATTAAAAATTCCTGAAACTATAAAAATAGGTTCTTCTTTTGCCGGAAAAGTAGCTTATGTAGAAAGCGGAACAGTTTTATATTTAGATAGGCCTTGGTTAGCAACAAGTGCTACAAGTCAAGCATTATCTAAGCAAGAATTAGATATTGATTATAGAAATGATTTTGTTATTGCTTCGGTCGCTTTTAATGCATCAGGAACTGATGATGATGGTAATGCTGGTAGTTATAGAATAGGCGGAGGAAACGGAGGAAACTCTTATATCTCCCTTATGCCTGAGTTAGAAAAACAGGGTCGATCAATAGTTATAGAATCAGATGTTCAGTTTCTTGAGTATAATTCTAGCAGTGTTCAACAAAATGCTAGTGATATAAATCTTACTTTAAGAGCTGTAGGATTTCAGAGCGCTCAATTTCAAATTACAGGAGCAGGATTTGCTGAGGTAAGTACTGCTGCTACTGCTACTGAATTTGCAGATATAACCGTTACAAATAACACAGCTACTGTTAAAATACATGAAACAGATGATCAAGCAACAATAGACTATGATAATGCAGCTATTCTTCCTTTTACAATTACTGCTCGTGAAAAAGAATTTCCAAATAATGTAAATCGTCAAGCAACAGCAACTTTTAATCTTGGAAAAATACGAGAAGGATCACAAGGAAATTCAACGGCTTTAATATATTTATATAAAACTTCTGCAAACAATCCAGGAGCAAGCGATATTGATAGTAATTTTCCTACTGTTACCGTTACACTTTCGGGAACTAATGCTGGAACAATTACAGGTATATCAGCAGGCTCAATCTCAGGAGCGGGACAAATTGCAAGTACTGGATGGTTTAAAACTCCTCAAGATCCTGGCAATGCACTAACATGGGTAGTTGCAGCAACAGCAAATGGTAGTGGAACTAGTGATGATATTGGATATACAGAATGGTCAGATCCTATACAGTTTACAGGATCAGATGGTGTACAAGGTGTTGCAGGACTTAATTCAGCAACCGTTGAAATTTATAAACGTACAAATTCTACTAGTGAAAGTACAAAACCAATAGGAAATACAACGTATACTTTTGACCCTGTAGATGTGAGTTTTGCAAATCCAAATGGTTGGTCAACAGCTGCAAGTAGTCCTATTCAAAGTGCTCAGTATGTATGGAAAAGAACTGCAGCAGCCGTTGCAAATACTGATACTGATGTTATAGGAGATACAGAATGGTCTACTGCAATTATTTCTGCTCAATATGGTGCAGAAGGATCGGCAGGAAGACAAAATTTTGTAGGTACTTTGTTTTATGGTGGAGGTATAATCTCTGGTCAAGCAGCTCCCGGAGCCCCAAGCGGAGGAACTTTTACTTTTGCTACTAAAGCGTTTAGTGGAGGTAGTGGTTTATCTAACTCTTTAAGCACTACTGCATGGTCTTTTGCTGCCCCTACTTTCGATCCGTACGATGGCAGTGATAATCAACTAGTTTGGTACGCATGCACAATTAAAGCAATAGAAGAAACAAGTTTAAATGGTACTGCTACAGGAGGAAATCTTACTTTTACAGATGTACATGCAGTGCATTCTTTTAATGGAGTTGTAGCTTTTACAGATTTAAGTGCTTCAAGTGGAAGTACAGTTATTCATGGATCAAGAATTACTACCGGATCTATAGCAGGGCCGGGCTATAATAGTACTGGCAATGGAGCATCTGGAGCTAAAATTGTGTTAGATACAGCATCTATCGGTAATACGGATGCAGTTATAGATGTCACAAGTGGAACTACTTCTAAGTTTAAAGTTACAAAAGAAGGAAATTTAACACTGTCAGGCACTATAAATGCAAGTAATTTTACAGGCACTTCTACAATTGAAGGAACTAACAATATTTTAACAGTAGGAGCGGACGGTCAAATAACTATTGATGGCAGTAACCAACGAATTCTGATAACAGATGGAAGTAATACTCGAGTTAGACTTGGTAAACTCACTGATTAGTAACCACCCTAAAAATAAAACTTGACTATTTATGTCCTTTGAGATATAATTTCAGCATGGAGAAATATAAATGAGTGCAGGAACATATAACTTAGTGATCGATCAAGGCTCTAGCTTTGCGCTAGACTTGGTGATTAAGGAAGGAGGAGTAGCTTTAAACTTGACTAACTACACAGGTCGAGCACAGCTGAGAACTACTGTTACTGCTAGTTCTGTTTCTGCTACCTTTACTGTAACAAAAACAAATGCGGCAGAAGGCGTTTTAAAAATGGAACTTGCAGCGACAACTAGTGCGAGTCTAGCGGCCGGACAGTATGTTTATGATTTAGAAATTTTTACCGCAAACGACGCAGTTGTAAAAAGAATTTTACAAGGAGATGTAACTCTTACACCAGAAGTAACACGATGAGTACTCAGACCACACTAGAAATAACGGAAAGCGTTACAGAAGTTACTGCAACCGGTACTTCTACAACTGTTTCAATTACTGATGATGTTACAACCGTTCAAGCCTATACCCTTGCAGTACCTATTAGTGTTCCAGGTCAGTTAGCGGCAGAGAATGTAATTGTTACTCCCTATAATACTATTGCATCCACAAATTTACAGACAGTATTACAAGGATTAGCAGATCAAGATTTTCGCGGTGCAAGTGCTCCTACAGGTTCAACAGTTTCAGAGGGTGATACATGGTATGATACCGACGATGACCAACTTAAAGTCTATAGAGAAACAAGTTCTGGAAATTTTGCATGGGTTCCAATAATGGTTGGAAACATATCATCAGATTCAGACACAATAGACGCAGGATCCTATTAGGATATTCGGAGCAATAATAAATGTCTCAGACAATGAAAATCAAAAGAAGTACGGGAACAGGAAAACCTACTTCAGTAGCGCAAGGAGAACTCTTCTATGCTTATGGAAGTGGGGGCACTTATGGTAAACGACTTGCTATAGGAAATGTTAATGGCGGCGGTGATACTCCAGAAATTATTGGTGGTAAACATTTCACGGACATGCTTGATCATACTGCTGGAACATTAACTGCAAGCAGTGCTTTACTTGTTGATTCTGGATCTTTTATTGATGAACTTAAACTAAAAGCACAAGGAGAACTAAAACTTTTTGAAGCGACTGCTAACGGTACTAACTACATAGCATTAAAGTCTCCTGCATCAGTAGGCAGTGATTTAACTTATACTCTTCCAGCAGATGTTACTAATGGTTATGTCTTATCTACTAACGGTTCAGGAGTATTGAGTTGGATAGATAATGCAGCAGGGTTAGTTGTTGCAGCAGATAGTGGCTCAAATGATACTGTTACTGTTGGAACTGATACTCTTACTTTTGAAGGTACAACAAATGAAATTGAAACTGCTGTATCAAATAATAAAATTACGATTGGACTTCCAAATAATGTAACAATCTCTGGAAATCTTACAGTATCTGGTACTACTACTACAATTTCTTCTACAACAATTACTGCAGCAGATTCCATGCTATCTCTTGCAACTGGAAATAATTCATCTGACGCAATAGACATTGGTTTTTATGGTTTATATGATGATTCTGGTTCTCAAGATGAGTATACAGGTTTTTTTCGTGACGCTGGAGATCAAAAATGGAAATTATTTAAAAACTTACAGGCAGAGCCAAGCACTACTGTAAATACAAGTGGAACAGGGTATGCTGTAGCAACACTTGTCGCACATCTTGAAGATAGCAGTACTACTATTACTGGCGGATCAATTACAGGAATTACAGATTTAGCAGTTGCAGACGGTGGAACAGGACTGTCAGCAGTTGCCAAAGGATCTATACTTGCAGCAAATACCGCAAACGTACTTACAGCTGTTGATGGCGGTGGATCAACAGATAAAGTATTATTATATACAGCATCTTCAGATACTGTTTCTTGGACAAATACTATAGACGGCGGCACTTATAGCTAATAGGACAATACTATGCCAGTAGTAATTAAAGTAAAAAAGAGTGAAACAGCTCTTTCTAAGCCTACGTCAAGTGATATAGCTGTAGGCGAAATTGCACTTAATGCGAAAGACCAACGAATTTTTGTCCGTGATGCCAATGGAGATATTATTACTATTGGAGAAGCCGGAGGAATTCGTCATGAAAGTTCTGCGGTTACTTTTAAAGTTACAGTAGCTACAAAAGATGCGACTCATAGATATAATGGCTCTGGTTCAAGTTCTGGATATAAGATAGACGGATCATTTTCTCCAACACTTATACTTGCTCCTGGAAATACATATAAGTTTGATCAAGCAGATAGTTCAAATAGTGGTCATCCACTTCTTTTTTACTATGAATCTGCAAAAACTACTGCTTACTCTACTGGAGTAACAACTAGTGGCACTCCTGGGTCATCGGGAGCATATACACAAATTGTAGTATCTGACGCCACACCGTTAGTATTACACTATCAATGCTCTTCCCACGGTTTAATGGGAAATCAAATTGTTACAAATACAAGAAATTATACAGGTGTAGATACAGATGACATTAGTGAAGGATCAAGTAATTTATACTTTACAAATGCGAGAGCTGATGCGAGAATAACAAATGCACTAAAAGATGAAGACAATATGGCTTCAAATAGTGCAACTCATGTAGCTTCACAACAATCAGTAAAAGCTTATGTGGATGCACAAGTAGCTACAAAAGATAACTCTGATGAAATTACAGAGGGCTCAACTAACCTTTACTTTACTAACGCAAGAGCAGATGCTAGAATTACAAATGCATTAGTAGACGAAGATAACATGGCTAGTGATAGTGCTACTAAAGTTCCATCACAGCAATCAGTTAAAGCATACGTTGATGCTTCAGCAGGTAGCTCTCTTACAGTACAAGAGGAAGGCTCATCTTTATCAACAGCAGCCACTACTTTAAATTTTGTAGGATCAGGAGTAGCAGCTAGTGGAACTGGTGCAACTAAAACAATTACAGTATCAGGCGGAGGAGGTTCTTCGACTGGAAACACAACTGATATTACTCAATCAAGTCATGGACTCGCAGCAAAAGATGCAATAAGACACAATGGATCTAGTTGGGTAAAAGCACAAGCAGATGATAATTCAACTCTTGCACTTGGAATTGTAACAGCAGTAGCAGATTCAAATACTTTTACTGTTGCACAAGCAGGAAGATTTACAATATCTTCTCATGGGTTGACAGTCGGACAATGGTATTATTTAAGCTCTTCTTCTGCAGGAGGTTTAACTGCCACTGAGCCTACAATATCACAGCCAATTGTTTATGTAGAAAGTGCAAGTGTAATATTTGTTTATCCTTATCGTCCTACAAATTTATTATTAGACGGTTCAAGTGGTGTAACTCCAGGGGATAACACGGTTACATCAGCAAAAATTGTAGATGGTACTATCGTAACTGCTGACTTAGCCGATGATGCAGTTACTTCAGCTAAGATAGCTGACGATGCGATTACTTCAGCACTTATAGCTGACGATGCGATTACTTCAGCACTTATTGCAGATGATGCGATTACTTCTGCACTTATAGCAGATGATGCTGTGGTTCAAGCAGCTATTGCGGATGATGCAGTCAATGAGGCTAGATTACAAGTTAGTAACTCTCCTACTAATGGGTATTTTCTTTCTGCTCAATCAGGAAACACTGGCGGGTTAACTTGGGCAGAAGCAGTAAGTGGAACATCTTGGGATATGACTGTTAAAACTGCTAATTTTACAGCCGTAGCAGGTAATGGATACTTAGTAAATACTACAGGTGGAGCATTTACTGTTACTCTTCCCGCTTCTCCAAGTAATGGCGATATTGTTGAGATAAAAGATGTAGCTGGAACAGCAGATACCAATAATATTTCTATCGCTAGAAATGGTAGTAAAATTAATGGGGAGAATGTTACTAAGAAGCTGCACGATGAACGTATTACAGTAACTTTACTATTTACGGGCAGCACTTATGGATGGGTTA